GTATAAATATCTGGATACGTACCCCACCCCCTTCATATAGCAACACCCCCCGTCACTTGTTTGGGTCCCATACACCCGGCATAGATATTTGTATTTTCTAGGATTGTTCGTATACTCCGCGCAATGCCAGTTGTTGCAACACCGGAACTTGGTATTCCTTTTCCTTTCGACACCACGCCGGAAGAGCTAGACAACTTCCGTGCAAAAGCCGAGGCCATGCTGAACACGGTCGAGGAGTTGGAACGCAACGGGCTGGATGTTGAGGTTACGGACGATGACCGCATCCAGTCTCACGGGATGATGTTGGAAGAAAGTATCCCGTCACCCAAGAATATAACCCCGGCATCCGTCAAACATCTAAATGCCATCCTGTCCGAATACGACAAGGAAGTGCTGGACGTACATCGCAGACTGCGTAACTACGTGACGAACAAGTTCGTTCTGGAGACTCAGGATCCAGACCCCAAGGTCCGGCTAAAAGCCTTGGAAATGCTAGGCAAAATTAACGGTGTTGGACTCTTCTCAGACCGTATTGATGTGACCGTGACTCACCGCACGGTTAAAGATATTGAGACAGAACTGCGTAAAACGCTGGAACTGTACGAAGGTGAATACACTGACGTTACCGAATCCAAGCCAGTAAGCCTTGCCGAGATTGATCTGGACGAAGAACTAGGTACCGGAAGTGGATCCGAAGCTGCTGCTTGATCTGGAAGCTAAGCTTCCGACTATGCCGCCTGAGCTACAGCAGAAGGTGGGGCAACTCCTTGCTGAGGCAAGGAAGGTTGGAACGCAGGAAAAAGCCAAAAACGACTTCATGGCCTACGTTAAATACGTGTGGCCTAACTTCATTAATGGTCGGCACCACGAGAAGATGGCGCAGGCTTTTGAACGAGTGGCAGAAGGCAAGACAAAACGCCTGATTATCAATATGCCACCTCGTCATACGAAGTCAGAGTTCGCTTCGTACCTACTGCCAAGCTGGTTTCTGGGTAGATTTCCGGACAAGAAGATCATTCAAACGTCCCACACGGCAGAACTTGCAGTGGGATTTGGCCGAAAGGTACGTAACCTTGTCGATTCTGACCGGTATAAAGACATCTTTCCGCAGGTAGCCCTGCAAGCAGACTCAAAAGCAGCAGGCCGGTGGGCTACAAACTATGCTGGCGAGTACTTCGCAATCGGCATCGGCGGTGCCGTGACCGGTAAAGGCGCGGATCTGCTCATTATTGACGACCCTCACTCGGAACAAGAAGCCACATTAGCCGAGACAAACTCGGATATTTACGACAAAACCTACGAATGGTACACGTCGGGACCCCGGCAGCGTCTGCAACCGGGCGGAGCCATCGTCATAGTCATGACGAGATGGTCCAAAAAGGATCTAACAGGCCAAGTTTTGAAGGCTGCGGCTCAGCGCAGCGGTGAAGAGTGGGAAGTTATCGAATTTCCGGCCATTTTGCCCTCTGGAAACGCCCTTTGGCCCCAGTTTTGGAAGATCGAAGAGCTTGAAGCCCTTCGTCAGGAGCTTCCGAACGGCAAATGGATGGCTCAGTACCAGCAGCAACCGACTTCTGACGTATCGGCCATCATTAAACGTGAGTGGTGGAAGGTTTGGGAGAAGGATCACCCGCCATTTTGCAGTTATACGATCCAATCTTGGGATACCGCGTTCCTCAAAACACAGCGTGCTGACTATTCAGCCTGTACAACGTGGGGAATCTTCGAACACCCGGACGATACAGGTAAATTGCAGTCGAACATCATCCTCCTGAACGCTTTCAAGGACCGAATGGAGTTTCCGGAACTCAAAGAACGGGCGTTTGATGAGTATAAAGAGTGGAATCCGGACAGTTTGATCGTCGAAGCCAAGGCAGCCGGTAGTCCTCTGATATTTGAGTTACGTGCCATGGGTATTCCGGTGCAGGAGTTCACTCCTAGCAAGGGCAACGACAAGATCGCACGACTAAACGCCGTGGCGGACATCTTTGCATCGGGTAGGGTATGGGTACCCAACACCCACTGGGCCGAAGAGTTGGTTGAGGAAGTGGCAAGTTTCCCGTCAGGCGAACACGATGACTTGGTAGACTCTATGACTCAAGCCCTGCTACGGTACAGACAGGGTGGGTTTTTACGTTTGGCTAGCGATGAGCCGGAACCTGAGCGTTACTTCAAACGCCGAAGCGAAGGCTATTACTAGGAGAATTTAGATGGCCGTCGATAAAAGTTTAATGCAGGCTCCGCTGGGCTTGGAATCTCTCGCTGCTGAAGAAGCGCCGATTGAGATCATGATCGAGGACTCGGAGAGCGTAGCCATCGGTATGGATGGCATGATGATTGAGATGTCCAAAGCCGAGCCTCGTGCTGAAGACTTTGACGCCAACCTTGCCGAGTTCATGAATGAGAACGAGCTTCAACTCCTCGCATCAGAACTCATCGGTAACTACGAGCAAGATCTCTCCAGCCGCAAAGACTGGCTGGACACCTACATTAAAGGTTTAAAGATCCTCGGTATCCGGTATGAAGAGAGAACCGAGCCGTGGCCGGGTGCCTGCGGGGTGTTCCACCCCTTGCTCATGGAGAGCGCGGTCAAGTTCCAATCTGAAACGATTATGGAGACCTTCCCGGCGATGGGACCGGTCAAAGCCAAGATCATTGGCAAGGAAACTCCAGAGAAGCGTGACTCGGCGGTGCGTGTCTCTGATGACATGAACTACCAGTTGACCGAAGTGATGAAGGAGTATCGCCCCGAGCATGAGCGGCTCCTGCTCTCGTTGGCTCTGGCGGGTAATGCGTTCAAGAAAGTGTACTTCGATCCAGCGTTGGATCGTCAGACTGCCATTTATATCCCAGCCGAAGACATCATCGTGCCGTATGGCGCGGCTAACTTGGAGACTTCGGATCGTGTTACGCACCGGATGCGTAAGACAAAGAATGAGTTGAAGCGACTTCAGTACGCAGGGTTTTATCGTGACGTGGACTTGGGTGAACCCATGCGCGTCATGGACGAAGTGGAGAAGCAGAAGGCCGAGGACCAAGGGTTCTCAGCCAGCATGGACGACCGGTTCCAGTTGCTGGAGATGCACGTTAACATTGACCTGCCGGGGTATCCAGATGTCGATAAAGACAACCACGAGACGGGGATCGCGCTCCCCTATGTCGTCACCATTGAGAAAGGGACGGGTACCGTACTCGCCATTCGACGTAACTGGCGCGAAGACGACAAACTCAAAGCCCGACGACAGCACTTTGTCCACTACGGATACATACCGGGATTTGGATTTTACTACTTCGGACTTATTCACCTTATCGGGGGACACAGTAAAGCTGCAACCTCGCTCCTTCGCCAACTTATCGACGCAGGAACCCTCAGTAATCTCCCCGGTGGACTCAAGTCTAGAGGACTACGAATTAAAGGAGACGATACTCCAATCGCTCCGGGTGAATTCCGAGACGTAGATATCCCGTCAGGCGCGATCCGCGACAACATCCTGCCCCTGCCGTACAAAGAGCCGAGCCAGACCCTCGCGCAGTTGATGGACCGAGTGGTCGAGGAAGGACGCCGTTTCGCTGCGGTGTCGGATCTAAAGATCAGCGACATGTCGTCGCAGGCTCCGGTCGGTACGACGCTTGCCGTGTTGGAGCGTGTGCTCAAGGTTATGACTGCGGTGCAGGCTCGCGTGTACTACGCGATGAAGCAGGAGTTCAAGCTTCTCGCAGGCATTATCCGAGACAACACTCCGGACGAGTACAGCTACGAGCCAGAGATTGGTTCCCGCAAAGCGAAGAAGGCTGACTACGACGATGTGGATGTCATTCCGGTCAGTGATCCGAATGCGTCAACAATGTCGCAGAAGGTTGTGCAGTACCAAGCGGTACTCCAGCTTAGCCAAACGGCTCCGCAACTCTATGATCTCCCATATCTGCATCGTCAGATGATCGAGACGTTGGGTGTGAAGAATGCGGATCGCATTATTCCGTTGGCTGGAGATGCCAAACCCCGCGATCCAATCACCGAGAACATGGATGTGATGACGGGCAAACCCGTCAAAGCGTTTATGTATCAGGACCACGAGGCCCACATTGCCGTTCACATGGCACTCGGCCAAGATCCAAAGATTGCTCAGCAGATCGGCCAAAACCCGATGGCTCAGCAGATTACGGCGTCGCTGCAAGCCCACATCATGGAGCACGTAGCGTTCCAGTACCGCCGCGAGATCGAGAAGCAGCTTGGCGCAGCCTTGCCTCCGCTTCCGCAAGACGACCGAGAAGAATACGACCTGCCGCCTGAGTTCGAGGCGCAGTTGTCGCAGTTGGCAGCAGCCGCTGCCGCACGGGTCCTCCAGAAGGATCAGGCCGAAGCGCAGATGCAGCAAGCCGCGCAGCAGGCACAAGACCCGCTGGTTCAGATGCAGATGATGGACTTGCAGATCAAGCAACTTCAGGCGCAAACGAAAGCGCAGCAGATGCAGATCGAAGCCCAGATGCAGCAAGCCGAGATCCAGCGCAAACAGCAGAAAGATGTCATGGACGCCGCTGCCAAAGCGGACGAGTTGGAGCTTCGCAAAGCCGAAATCTCTGGCCGTCAGCAGCTTGAAGCTGCCCGACTTGGCGTGGATATCCAGAAAGACAAGGCCGCCCTCTCAGCCAAGCAGCAGATGGAAGGTGTCCGACTCGGACTGGAGATTGGCAAAGCGCAGGACGCTACAGCAATGCAGCGTGCCCAGATGGATCAGAATCGGAGAAATCAACCGCAAACAGAGGAGTAATTTGTGAGCTATTCAAACGCTCTGGAATACTTGGATTCAAAACTCCAAGACGAGCGCACATTGATCGTGGAAAGCATCATTCAAGGCAAATTGGATGAAGGTGAGTACAAAAGGCTATGCGGGGCGTTACAGGGTCTCGACCTCGCAACTGGCTATATCAAAGACCTTGCAAAAAGGATGGAAGAAGAATGAGCAACATCGACGTTGAGAAGACACAGCAGGAAGCCGAGAAAGCCAAACTGCTGCCAGAACCCCGTGGCTACCGAATCCTCTGTGCAGTCCCGCACGTTGAAGAGGAGTTTGATGGGGGCATCATCAAAGCAGACGACACCAAGCGAGTTGAAGAGCAGACCACTGTGGTCTTGTTTGTCATCAAGTTGGGTGATCTTTGCTACAAGGACGAGGCTCGGTTCCCCACTGGGCCGTGGTGTAAGGAAGGCGATTTTGTCCTCACCCGTCCGTACACAGGTACTCGCGTGGTCATCCACGGTCGTGAGTTCCGCATCATTAACGACGACAACGTTGAAGCGGTGGTCGATGACCCCCGTGGAATTCGTCGCGCATAAGGAGTAATCAATGGCTATTGAGAAAGAAGAATTCAAGTTTCCTGACGAAGTAGCGCAGGAGACGCCGGTTGAAAAGGAGCCTGAACTTGAGATTCAGGTTGAGGACGATACCCCGCCAGAAGACCGAGGCCGCAAGCCGCTACCAAAAGAGGTAGTGAACGAGCTTGATAACGACGACCTTGAGGAGTATTCCGAGAAGGTCAAGAAGCGCCTCTCCCAGATGAAAAAGGTCTGGCACGACGAGCGTCGTGAGAAAGAACGCGCCCTACGGGAGCGCGAGGAGGCATTCCGGTTTGCCCAGTTGCGGGAACAGGAGATTCGTCAGTTAAAGCAGCGCCTCGGTAATGGTGAGAAGGCGTACTTCCAAGAAGTCACCAAGGCTGCCAGTAATGATCTGGTTGTAGCCAAGGAACGTTTGAAGCAGGCGTACGAGGCTGGGGATGCGGAGAAGATTACCGACGCCCAAGAAGCTTTGACCGAAGCTAAGTTTAAAATTAAACAGTACGAAAACTTCCGACCCTCTTTACAAGACGAAGAATCGGGAGTACAACAAGCCGAACAGTACCAAGTGCCCCCGGCACCTCAACCCGCTATCGACCCGAAAGCCGAGGCGTGGAAGGATAAAAATCCGTGGTTTGGCACCGACGAGGAGATGACCGCCCTTGCTTTGGGACTGCACGAAAAACTGGTCCGGTCTGGAATCGATCCGCGTAGCGACGAGTACTACGACCGAGTTAACACGACGATGAGGAAACGATTTCCGGAGGCGTTTGAAACCGCTGAGGAAGAACGACCTCAAACGAAGCAGGAAGAAAAGCCTGCTCGCACAAAACCAGCCAATGTGGTTGCACCGGTCACACGGTCATCAGGCCCTCGTCAGATACGTCTGACGCCGACTCAGGTAGCCCTAGCCAAAAAGCTGGGACTGAGTAATGAGCAATATGCCCGTGAATTGATGAAATTGGAGGCTAACTAAAATGGCTGAGAACAGACTCGCACGTGAACTCGAAAGTCGAGAATCCGCGCAGCGCACAAAAACTTGGACCCCACCTCAGACGCTACCGGCACCAAATCCGCAGCCGGGTTGGGTCTTTCGATATATCCGGACTAGTATCATGGGTACTGCTGACCCATCGAATACCTCCGCAAAGTTTCGTGAAGGTTGGGAGCCTGTAAAGGCCGAAGATCATCCGGAACTGATGCACCACTCCGATCCGAATTCCAAATTTAAAGGGAACATCGAAATCGGAGGTTTGTTGTTGTGTAAGGCACCGGAAGAGCTAATGAAGCAGCGTGATGACTATTACGCCCAGCAAGCAAAGGCTCAGATCCAGTCCGTAGACAATAACTTTATGAGACTGAACGACGAACGGATGCCGCTGTTCAATGAACGCAAGTCCAGTACCTCGTTCGGTAAAGGTAAATAACTTTCTTTTTTGGAGTAACAAATGGCTTATCCTTCCGTTGACAAGCCTTATGGCTTGAAGCCGATCAATCTGATCGGTGGGCAGGTGTTCGCCGGATCGACTCGTCAGCGTCGTATTGCTTCCAATGCCTCAAGCATTGGTTATGGCGACCCGCTGAAGTTCGTGAACGACGGCACTGTTGCTGTGACAACCGAAACGACGACGGCTCCGGCCACCGGCTTTGCTGGTGTGTTTTTGGGCTGCACGTTCGTTTCTTCTGTGACGGGTCAACCGACCTACTCGCAGGCTTGGATCTCGGGCACTTCGGTCAAGGCCAACACGTACATTGTTGCGTATGTGGCTGATGATCCGGACACCCTGTTCAAGGCTGTTGGTGTGACGGCTTCGCTTGTGGTTTCAACCACGGGGGGTTTCACGTATTCAAGCGTTGGCTTGAACGCGGCTCTTGTGGCGAACACGTTGGACACGACTACGAACGATTCCCAGCAGGGTCTCCTCGTTTCGTCGGCTAACACCACGGCTTCGTTGCCGGTCCGTATCGTTGATGTGGTTGAGGACACGGCGTTCGTTTCGAGCGGTACGGTCTACTACCCTGAAGTCATCGTCAAGTTCAACGCTCCGTACGTTGACTCGGGCGTGATCACGGGCGGCCACGCTTATAACAACCCGGTCGGCCTGTAATAGGAGTTCTGAAACATG